CATGATTCTCCCTGCGTATAACACGCACATCGGGAGGAGTTACCCCCTCCATGTTCAGGTGTCGCTCATGCTTGCGTAGCATGATAAAAGCGGCCCGGATATGGCCAGCCAGGTAGAGATGTTCCGCCTTCTTCCTGCCTTCCGCAGTGAAACGAAGACGCGCGTACGGTGAACGGAATGCTTCCTTTGTGGTGGTAAAGCCCACAAGGCGTTTTCTTCCTCTAATTTGCGCTCTTCGATCTCTTTCAGAGATAGATTTGCGTGAAGAGAACGATTCATTCAACACTCGTAGTCGCGCGTATCGCGTTACTATTTCTGCTTGTGCTTCCTGGAAGCGCGTACCCGTTTCTCGGTTCGCGTCCGCACGCAGAAGCTCGAGGCGGCAGAGTTTTGCATCCCGGGACTCATCCTTTGTTCTTTCGTAGCTGTTCAGCACGATCGGACCCTTGAGTAGGTAGGATGTGAGAGTGTGTGCACGTACGCTCCCACGACCCCCGCCCCCGTAGGATAGTAAACCACCGTCTCCTGCAGCGAAACGACGAGCGCAGGTTCGGGCAAGATTGGTCAGGATTTTATGACCCGTCACGGTTGCTAGCGCGTCGACGACCAGACTCCTCTTGTCTCCGTCGATTGCCCGTAGCCCACAAGCCTGACCTATGCGTAGCTCATTGTCTCCTTCTGCGATGATGTGGCCCGGTGTGTCGCGACGTATGATGAGGCGTTCGCAGAAGACTCCGCGGTGTAGGGTCGTATGCGCTTTTTGCGCGTTCGGTACCAAACCTACCAATGTGAGATATCTGTGATATTCCGCTATTTCCTCATCGGTGCAAATCGCGATCAGATCGTCACCGCATACCTGGAACGCTCCTCGCGGTACTCCTGCTTTTCTCATGCAGAAACTGTTAAGTACCGAAAGGACGCTCCAGCTCGGACCTAGTCCCATGAGCGCTCCGCAGTGCAGAATCTGTTCGGTAGATTCTTCTATGTGTCGTCCCATGAGTATCTCTACCGCGTGGATGTATTCCGCGGGAGCGTGTGACGCCAGTAGGAGACCGTGTAGAACGCCATTCGATATATCGCTGTGAATATAGTCGGTGGCCTTCGAAAGGTCTGCACTGAAGATGCGCATCTTGGACCGAGCACGTGGGGTCTTGATATGACGGTGTATCTTGGTCTTTTGCCCGCTTAGCAGAGCTCGGAATTCAATACTATTCCGGAGTGCGTTTACGCACCAGCTGCTAATGTTTCGGGCGACAAGGATCTCGTCATACGAATGGACTGTGGCCGCACGTATTCCTCCGACCGGGTTGGCGAACGTTGCGAGACGACAGGTTTGGATGCCACGAAGCGAGGAGACGCTGTCGTGGAATATTGCCCTCTCATCCCAGGTCGGCGCGGTTTTATTCTCCTCCTCTTCGAGGAGTCTCCGCGCCGCATCGAGATGTGGCTCACCTGTCGGTTCGTTATCCGGTTCGAGATACGAGCTGAGTCCCGCACGGGATATCGACTCGATCTGGGAGAGGTTGGGTGCGGGTCGTGCTGCGCGTTTTGGCCTTCCCTGCGCATGCTTCGGACCTGGTTCTGTGAATTTTGGTTCCTTACCTACCTCTGTTATTCTCGGGGTTTTTGACTCCCCAGGGCTCACGTCGTGGTGAGACGGGAATAACAACGTCAGGGCACTTGGCTCTCCAGGGCTCGCTTCGGTGCGAGACGGCGTATCAGAGGTGGTTGGGACGGAATCATATTCGTCGGATTCGGTTGGGAAGGAGCTTGCGTGGTGGCTGGTAGATCCGTCGCGGTGCTTGTATTCGCGCTCGCCGATCCTCGGTCCAGGCAGTGGTGAGATGTCAATATCCACTGCGTCAATCGCGTTCTGAAGAAGTATCTCCAGCTCTCGCTCGTGATTGACTCGCCAATTCCGTGCGGCCTCTTCCCGGCGTTGGTGACTGACGTTGACCTGTCCACCGGCGCTTTCCGGCGATTCTAAGCAGCTGCTGTAGGAGGGTAAGACGAACGTTGTTTGTTTCGCTCCTCCTCGCCCTCGTTTTCCAACTACCTTCGCGTAGGCAGCTGCTTCTTGTATCAACGCGTCCCCGGGTGGCCGCCTTACAGTGCCGAGACGTGTTAACGCCTCGTGTTTGTAGATCTCTAATTGACCTTTTAGGACAAGCCGTTTAAATCCACGGTCGAGACTACTCGCGAGGAAGACCGATCGATCGTCGACACCTCCAGCACTGCATTGTCGTGTTATCTGAGCTTCCGCTTTGACTTCCAGCGGGTTCGGATTCCACGGTTCTTTCGGGTCATGAAGTGAGTGACATCTTCGTTTGGCGCACCAATAGCCGACGAAGGTGTCGCGAGTCAGGCAGCAGAGCATGAAACGCGCTAGTCCGTTCACGCGTCGTGCTGTTGCCTTGTCCCGCTTCGACCAATCGATCGTGCCATACGCTAGCCTCCAGGCAGCCCAAAGCGCAGGTATGTTCGCGTTTTGGTTGTCGAGGACTCGCTTGCGTACACGTCGTAGGTTCGCTAGCTCCTTCATAACCTCGCCCTGCC